TGGTAATGTCATTGTAGTACACAAATAAACATTCCCCAACCGAACCAAGTCGGTGCCCGGCCCTGCTCTATACAGATTGTATTATGTAAATATACAATGAGCGAACCCTCAAAAACCTTTACAAATTTATACCACCTATGATATAATAAAGTCATCAAAGGTAAGGGCCCGCTTTTGAAACAAACAAACCTAATCTAAAACAAAGGAGAAACCAACTATGGAAACAACCGCATTGATTGCAAACGCAACAACTCATGAAAGCAAAGTAAACCTTTTTCGCGCGCTGACGAACGCAAGTCCATTCAGTGAAGCAGTCAACAAAACATTATCTGTGGTGCAGATTATCGACCAGCCCGCGGTCAACGATCAGGGCGAGCCGGTCAACCGTTACTTTTTCCTGTGTGAAGATGGAGCCGCTTATATGTCTATGGCGTTGGGTGTAGATAGCTGTGTTAAGGCTGTTCGCTCCATTTGGGGATCGGATTTTGCCGAACCCCTGCAGATCGTTCCTTGCCAGGTCAAGACGAAAAACGGTCATACCTATAAATTTACAGTTCTGTAAATTTATTAAAATTCAAAATTATAGCCCGGTATACCCGGGCTATAATCATTTAATGGTGAATGTCTATGAAAAAATTTATTCATACTAAACAACGCAAAGCGGCACTTGCAACAGTGATCCGCGGATATAATTATAATATACGCAGAGCAAGCGCGTTGAAAGCGTATGGAAAATATCAAAATGTTGTACTTCCTAAATTATTGAATGTTGATAAAGAATTTGCAAAAATAACAACAGTTGAGGAATACAACGAGTTAATAAACAGATTAAGAGAAACCGCCGGGGCAACCTTGGAGGGAAAAATAATTCAGCTTGGTAGATACAAAACAATAGAAACGCAAACCACGCGAATTATTAAGAAACAGCAAGAAAGAAGTATTCAATCTTTTATCCAAAATGAAACACCAGCTAAAATGGAATTCAAGTCTGCGAAAGCATTAAAACAGTTTATATATGAATACCAACATGAAACCTTTGAATCGTTCAATGAAGCGCGTGCACAAACATTCAAAGAAAATGTTGCAGCAGCGTTGATGGCGTTAAGTTTTGATGATCTAATTAAAGAATGGGATCATTTAACTTTGATTCAAGTTGATTCGGTTTGTCGGGCTTGGCCCGAAGCAGTAGAAGCGTTATGGGCGGCCTATGATTCAAAAGACCCCGCACAAATTCAGGAATCCTACGACCGAATGCGAACAGCTATAAACGGAGTAAAGGGAAAGTAATATGAAAGAATTTATTTCCGATTTTGAAACACAAAAGGATTCGGAAACCGGGGTCATGTCTGTATGGGCGTGGTCTATTGTTGAGGTTGATAATTTGGCGAATATTCATTACGGAAATAATATTGTAACTTGGCTCTCTGCAATTCAAGCACTTCCGAACGGATCATTGATCGGTTTTCATAATTTAAAATTTGATGGGTCATATATATTAAGTTATCTGTTAGGTGTTGCAAAATGGCAATACAATGACAACCCCAAAGCAAGAAAAGCAAAAACCGTTGAATGTTTAATCAGTTCAATAGGTGTACATTATAATTACAGAATAAATTTCACAAAAAGAAAATATGTTAAAATTTATGACACATTAAAAATATTCAACATGAGTGTTTCGCAAATTGCTAAGTCTTTTGGGATTAAAGAGCAAAAAGGGTCTATAGACTACGCAACCTTTCGCGGATATAACTATACCATGACCCCGGAAGAAGTCGAATATATCACCAATGATGTAATTATTGTAGCCAAAGCTATAAAGCAATTCAGGGCGGAGGGTCACGAACGCAACACTATAGCGTCAAACGCTATGCGATATTACAAGAAAAATAGTTACTATTCAAACTATGAATTTTTAACATATTTTCCACACCTTGATGATGATTTGTATCACCTATTAAAGCGAGCCTACAAGGGCGGTTATTGCTATGTCAATCCAAAGTTCAAAGGTAAGCCGGTAGGCCATGGCCGGGTATATGATGTCAACAGCTTGTACCCCTCTGTAATGAGTGACCCTCGCAACAAATATCCAATAGGCACCCCGGTATTCTTTGAAGGTAAATATAAAGACGATTCAATTTACCCACTATATATACAGTTTATAACTGCACAGTTTGAATTGAAAAAAGGCAAAATTCCAACAATACAAATAAAGAATGATAAACGCTTCAACCCTCGCGAGTATGTGACAACCACCGGTTGTTTAATGGTAAATCTATATTTAACAAATGTTGATTTAGAAATGTTCTACGAGTGCTACAATATAAAAGAAATTCAATATATAGGCGGATATAAATTTATAGGCAGATCGGGAATTTTTATTGATTATGTAAACCATTTCAAAGAAATGAAAATGCAGGCCACTATTGAAAAAAACGCAGGAAAACGGAGTATTGCAAAATTGTTTCTTAATTCACTTTATGGAAAATTTGGTGCCAGCAATGATAAATTTGTAAAGCGTCCATATATAAACGATAAAGGAATCCTTGCCTACCAAACAGTGGAAACGCCGCGGCCTGCCAAGACAGTATATGTACCTGTGGCCGCATTTGTGACAGCCTATGCCCGGCGGTTTATTCAAACTCTTTTCATAAAGAATGTTGACCGTTGTTGCTACTGTGACACGGACAGTTTGCATTTGATCGGTGATGATCCTCCGGAGGGGGTCAAAATCAGTGACACAGAGTTTAATTGTATGGCGCATGAAAGCAGTTTTTCAAGAGCAAAATTCTTAGGCGCAAAACTGTACATTGAAGAAGACGAGCAAGGCAAGCTTGATGTAAAGGCCGCAGGACTTGGGCAAAATGACATTGTAAAAAATCAAATCACATTTGATAATTTCAACGCCGAGAAAGAATATTTTGGAATTTTGAAAAGTAAAACAGTGCAAGGTGGTGTCGAATTAAGCGAATCCACATTCAAGATACGCGAACGCGGTACACGATTTTAATAAACACTGTCGATTATTTCAGCAAATTTGCCCAAATTTATTTACAGATTTGGGGATTCGTGATATAATTAAGACAAGAAATGAGGAAGAAGCAACTTAATTAAAAGGAGAAATAACAATGAAAGAAATTAGACGGATTTCCGGCACAAAGGTTAGACAAGCTTGTATTAACTATGAATGGTTTACCTGTGGCGATGTCGAAGAATACGATGAATTGTTTGAGTATATTTACGATTTTTCTAACAATGGTAGAAATGTTAATGTAGATATTCTTGAAGTCATTGCAAGAAACATAAAAAAATATAGCGACACAAATTATAATATTGCTGAAATTATGTTTGTACTAAACGCAGAGTGTTGCACAACATTTTTTGATGAATAAGAAAAATTTTCCGGGGCTGAGAAAATCAGCCCTGGCATAACAAATAAATTAAAAGGAGTAAAAATTATGAAAAACAATATTCAAAAAAGATGGGATCGTCACTACGGATACGCGACAGCCTATTGGGTTAATCTTGAAAAGCAGTGTGTTGTTTTTGATTCTGTTTTGAATGAGTTTGTAAAATACGCTGAATTACCGGTAGATTATCAAAACTTGGTTGATCGGGCTATTGATGAATTTGAAGAGGGCCACAATAATGTAATCCGTTTAGGTTGTAAATTCTATGAATGTTTTAATTATCAACGCTTTTCCATTCTGCGAGAAATTGAAACTTTCGATGAAACAATTTACAATATTAACGAGGTGTAAAAAGTGATTCGAGCTTTAATTAAACAACAATTCGCTTGGGCTGAAAAATGCTTTGGGCGTTATGGAGAAATAAAAAAGCCGTTTGAACCTTATTTTGCGTCATTCATCAATCAGGTGTTAAAAGGCCAAAAAACAATAACGATAAGAGCGTCAAACACCTTGACCGGTGTGCGAGGTCTTATTTATTTTTCAAAATCTTTGGATTTGATACGCTATCTAATTGAAGTTCACGAAGAAAAAAATGTTGTTGCTTTAACATTCAAAATGAATGCAAACGCAAAATCAATGCACGCGGCAAGAAATGTTATATCGAGGTGGAAAAATGAATGAAATTAAAATGACTTTTGGGAAAGGTTGTGAAGTGTTTGATCCAAAGCATGAAGACAAAGTAAAAGAAGGTGAGAAAAAAATGCAACCAGCAGTATCAACAGCTTTACAAGCTATCCTTGCAGCTCGAGGTTACAAGGTGCTTGAATTAAAAACTTTTTCCGGCGCTACTTTCGTCGGCACTAACATTCAAATCAAATTCAACGATTTTCTTTTAACAAAATGCGTCTACTGCAACGATGAATTGTTTTCACCAATTCAAAATATATCGGAAGTGCGAATCTTATTTTTCAGCTAAAATAAAGAACCCGGGGATTGCTCCCCGGGTCTTTTTTATTTGTAGCGTTTACAAGCAATATTATAATCGTATATGCAAATCCAGCCGGAGGGAATTCGCGCCCAAATATTTTTATTATCCTTGTAAACCAATTCAAGAATTGTACATTTTGTTCCGCGTTTTAGGTAAGCAATGTTGTTTTTCTCGTCACGATTCAAACAATGCTTTCTCCCGTCCGAAGTCAAATCCTTGATCTTTTTTCGGCCTGTGTTCGCGCCTGCGCCCTTGTAAACGCCACGCACATAGGTCAATGTAATTGACGATCCAATTTTTGGCTTTGGATACTCAAAAATAGCACCGCGCACTTTTGGCCGAAGCACACCGAGTACCCCTTTATATGTGTGTTTCACTTTTTTGCAGGCAGAACCGCGCGGCCAATTCTGATCGAACGATTCAAACCACTTTGTATTTCCATTCCCGGTGGCTACGGAAATATGCCCATAAGGGCCAATTTTTGACCCCCATACAACAATATCACCCTTTAATGGTACAAAAGTAGGATTGTTTGCGATTTTTTCAAAATTTGTAACAAGGGCTTTATGCGCTGAATAATTGGTATAATAATTAACCGCATTCCCCCATGCTCCGGGCAGAAGCCCGAAGCATGAATTTAGGTAAACTTTTGCAAGGTCAACGCATTGAGCGCCGGATACATGGTCATAATCAATTAGCCTGCCTTTGTATAAATTGTAAAATTGATCGTAGGTCATTCCGTGAACCCCTTTTCTTTTGCTTCATTCTTAACAATATCACCGGCAATAGCCGCAGAAGTGAAGCTATTATTCTTCCACCATGACCAAATTGTTGAAAACACTGTTAAAAGTGTGGAAAAGAATAAATATACCTCATCATCGGAAAAGGGGAGTGGATTTTTGCCGATCATCGTTAAAACTGAATTTACAAGCGCAACAAAAGTCACGATTGTGCGAATAATGGTATCTTTTGAAACATTTTTCATTTTACTTTATCCTCCAAATCTTGTATGCGGTGATCTGCTACCTGCTGGCGCAGTTCTTGCAGAGCAACCCTTTGTTGTAAGTTGTTATACTGTTCTTGCTTTTTTTCAAGCTGTTTAATTCTGTACAAAATTTTTGAATTTGCAAGCCACGCTGTGAGCGAAGTGCCCACCAGCGTGACCGCAGATGACAGTATTATAGTTAACTGTTCAACTGTAATTCTAATCACCCCTCGAATACAATTCCGTCAATGACAAGGCCATTTGCGTCCGATACAGTGAAAACCATGCTACCATCAAAAGCAACTTTGATTGTGTTTGACCCCTCAGTGACAAGCATTGTAAAGGCTGAACCTGATTTGAAGCCGTAGAAATATTGAATTCTTTCAACTCCGGAAGCGCTTGAATGATACCGAACACCAATCCGGCTGGAATGCTGAACAATGTTTGAAACCATTTCCGCAGACCAAATTTGCACCCTACCATCAGACCGGGTGTCAATGGTGCCGGTTGTCCGGTTCTGCGCGTCACAGATTTTGCGTTGACAAATAAGGGTGTTATCGGATTCGAGGTTTACGCCAATGTTGTGTTTTTCGTACCCGTAAAGCTGGGAACCTCTTTGCAACCGAATGCAAGGTGTAGTCGGCCATTCTTTCAATGGTCCGGAACCGTCACCTGATAGAATCAGGGTTGTATTTAGCAAATTGTAAGCGGTTTTGCCGGATGAATAAATCAACTCAACATCGTTGCAAAGTAATTTATTCACATTCACCGCGCGGATTGTATGTGGTAAATTTGCGTCATTGGTGTTTGAATTTGCAATTTCCAAATTATCAAGCGTTACACTATTTGAATTGTGAATCACCAACCCCATCAATTTAGGCCTTGTTGTGGGCGGATCGTTGGAGGTATACCGCCCGGAAATGTAAACATTGCCGCCGTTTGCAATGTTAAACCAGCGATAGGAACCGGTTGTACCTTTTACGCGAATCTCTAATTCTTGATGGTAAATCGGACAGGCTAACAAGTCCATGGCTTGAAAGATTTGATTGAAAGGATTGCCTTTCGTACCATCGGGAGATCGGTTCATGTGGTAGATTCCGCCGGTGTCTGCGTCTTTATCTACATAAACAATATTGTTAAGGGTGGAATATCCCACGCCCTGCCCCTGCGTGGTGGTCTGTTTAATGGAGGACGGTGTACCCTGCAACAGAGAACCGCGCCAAATAGAAATCATTGAATCCGTGGGGTTGACGGCAGTAATGCCTTGTGAATTTGCATACACATAGAATTTATCGTTTACGGTTAAATCCTCAAACTCTCCCGACCAAAAACGATTATTGTCCAAATACTGGGGAATTGTAAACTGCCGGATATAAACGCCCGCTTTATCGTAAATGCGAATCGTGTTCGGGGAATAGGTGAGCATGACAAAAGAGGTTGCATTTGCTTTGACAGTTTGCATGATATAGTCAAAGCCGGGGTTAGAAAGTGCTACCATATTTGACGCGGTGTTTGTTGCCGGATTCCATTCATACACATTGAGACCTTGGGAAATGTACATTTGATCGTTGGTTTGATCGTAAGCAACAGAAGATACCGCGCTTTCATTGTACCCGGCGGGCGCTGAATATTTTTGAATGGTTGCAAGCGTGGTAGGGTTCAATTCAAAAATCGTCTTAGAGGGCGCACCGTTTAATTCGCTTGTAGCAATAAAAAGACTATTTCTTTTTGAATTGTAAACAATTGAATTGGCGTGCCCCAGCCCCTCAATATCTCGGCGGGTCACCTGGGCACCGTTTGAATAGTTGAATACAACAACCGCCGCCGTGGTGGGGTGCAATTCAAGGGTATGCCCCCGGGGCACAAAGGCGCAGGCATAATAAATGTTGCCGCCGATTGTATACCGTGCCCCGCCTTGGTTCACCGGGTAACGGTCTGTTTCCTGTTCAGCGTTGGCAAGATTTTCGCCGCGGTAAGTCCACCCGAGTAGCCAGCGCTCAAAATCAATGTAGGTTGAATGGGGTTGGTTCTTGAATGTTACAAAGTCTTTTTTCAGCTGGGCAATTTCCTGCCGAAACTCATCAAAATATGGATCACAAATCGCGGCAAGAATTTCTTTCAGCGTGCCGTCATCGTACCATTTTTGTAACTGTTCCGTGACAGTTTCCTTGATGTGTTTATCAAGGTTTTCAAGTAAATCAATTACATAGTTTATCAATTCATCGTAACTGTTTACTTTTTCAATTACTTCATTCATCTTTTTCAAAACGCCATAAAGCAATTCTTCAAAAGATAATGAATCATCGTAGACCTGTGGCAGAATCCGATTGCAATAGAACCGCCGAAGAACCGCGATAGGGTTTACATCGGGTTTTGGATAATTCATGTTTACCTCCTTAATACCATAATGGCATAAACAAGTCTTTATATTCATCAAGTAATTTAGAATAAAGACCGTTTACTTCATTTTTGAATTGCCGGAAAACTTCCCCGGCGGGCATTGTTAAACCGGTTATTGTTTCGATTTGGTTTGATTTTGTTGTGTTGTCATTGGTGTTTGTGTTTGAACCTTTATCCGTTGCTTTGTTGGAAGCGGTGTAAAGGTTTGCCCGGTCTGCGTACTCAATAGAGTTGAAGTCTTTCGCTTTCATCATGTTGCCGGGAAGATCGCTTGCCGCCCCGCGCATGGTTGAATTGGAATCGTTTTGGCTTGAAAAAGAACCGGTTGACTTGCTTTTACCTGTGGCGTTTGAATCCGTTTTGCGGTTGAATTTTTGGTTGGCAACCGCCAAATCTGCGGTCATCTGTGCAAATCCATCAAAGGCTTTTGCATACCCGGGCATGACCTCCATAGATTTAGCTTGCATTTTTACTTTCCATAGATTGTAAGTTTCAAAAGCAAACTCGTCAGTTAAATAATGAAAAATAAAAAGGGTTTCAAAGTATCGTTTGAAGTCCTCTATTTTCTGCGGAGTTGGGTATGAAAAATCAAAAATTTTCTTCCGCGCGGATTCAACACGGATATTCAAAGTGTTATTTCTGTTATCGCATAAATTGTTGACAACAACTTCCAAACTGGTTGTATAGCGTGCCATTACTCCACCCCCTGCTGGTCATCGCCCTGATCTGTGACATCAAAGGCGGGTTTATCCTTTTCGATAATTTCACTTTCCACCCTGGGTTTTACACTCACATTAAGTCCGAACCGCTCATTGATCTGCTTGCAAGCATTTTTCCGTTCATATAGCATTGTTTCCAAGTTAATAGACACAAATTGATTATTTGCATTTACTTCATCTGTAATTAGGCGCTCCGCTTTTTCGTTTTGCACATTATTGACACCAAGGAACGAAAGAAATTCAGCTTTATAGCTTTCAAGCAATGTATATAAATCTTTAGCCACCAACGGTGCCCCGGTATTTACACTGCCAAAGCAATCGTTGAAATCATTGTCTTTGTCAATGAAAATATATCCTTGGGAACCGTCATATTTAGCAAAGAGATTTGCAAGCGCTAACTTTTGATTTGAAGTGCCTTTCAAAATAACCGGCGTTTTTTGGGCATTTACATTAATATCAATAATTTGTTGCGTTTTGGCAATTTTGTCAACAAAATAGTTTATATAGAAAAGTGTTGGTGTCCACATCGGATTGTTTTTAATCAGCACAAAATCGTCCGCATTGTAATTCTGGTTGAAATTGATTCCATAGCCATTGATCTTAACCGGGTAGCCGTACAGATTCAAAACGGATTGATCTGCCGCCCGCAGGCCTAAAAACCCCCGGTCACGATCATTGCAGAAAGCGGCCTTGCCGTCTTGAATCAATGCAACTTCTAAAAAATCAGCGTCCACCGTGTCGGGCAAGTTCCCCCACTCAAATACGGTTGCGGCAATATTCATAAAATAGCACTGATAAATTTGGTTTAGCTGTGTAGCAGTTAAGATTGAATTGAATTGACCGGCAAAAGTGCCGTTTGTGGCTGGACTGTGATAAAGTGCAAAGGGTTTTGTGCTTGCAGGATTTTCCATTATTACCACTCCTTTTTAATCGTTATTTAGCGAATAATTTCCAAAATCTGAAATAGAATGCCAAATTGTGACGCCAGTGTTAAACATATCGCGAATTGAAGCGGCTTCCGGCGCAGGGGCGTTCACTTTGATATTACAATCAACTGTTTGTAAATAATTCCATTTGCTCCGGGTATCTTTCCAACTGGATATTTTGCCCCACTCATTAATTGCATAGCCATACAAATCCAAAAAATCATCAATCGGCCCGCATTCATGATATAGTGGGGAACAATCAACCAATCTAAATTTACAGTTTTCACTGGATATAGAATTAGTGTCGCTTTGATTTCCTTTACTTGCTACCTTAGAATTAAACGCGTTTGCAATATCTCTTGAAGCATTGAATATAGAACCAACTGCGCCAACCCCGGAAGTGATCGCTCCGGCAACATTACCGGTTGCAATATTCGCGCCAAGACTTGCGGCACTGCCAGCCACAGCACCCGCCGCATTCAATACAGAGCCAACACGATTAAGCGAACCTTGAACCCCGCCATTTTCGTTGTAGCCAATTTGCATTTCAAACGAATACGGAACATCGAAAACGGATTCGGCGGGTTTTGCATAATTTTTTAGCTTTAACTTAAATCCGTTGGAACCAATCGGCCGCATTTCCGCAGTCATTATAATGGTGTTTCCTTTTATAAACTCCGGGCGCAAAGGCTGGCTAAAACCGTTATAGTTGTAAACAACATAAACACGGCACATAGAAGTAAGCATTTTTTTGTTGCGCGGAGTATATCCGCATGCCAATGTGTTTCCGGCTATATCAGCGGTTGTTTCTTGCGTAGCAACAAGGTTTGCTGCACAGTAAGGAATTGTATAACCGTCAACCGTTACATCAGTAAGATACCTATTATCTCTCAACCATTTTTTAACCCAAAATGGAACGCAACGAAAACCAATTATATCCTGCCGCCGATCCGTTTCGCCTGCGTATCTATCAATCAATTTTTGAATTTCTAAATCAAGCGAAACAAACCCGGCGTATTGACCTGTCATGGAAGATTCGTTGCCATATCCACCATAAACCCAATCTGTTTCACCTGCACCGGGTGGGCGTGAAACCGACAGCATTTGCCACGAAGGGAACCAATCATCACCACCGGAAAAAAGATCAATTTCTTTTTCGTAGTCGGCAGGGGCTCCAACCGGTTCAGGTTGAAGCCAGCGGCCAACGGTGTCCTCGCTTTTTTTCACATGTGCCCGGGCGATTAAGGATTTATAGTAAGTGATATTGAATTGGTAGGTTTGCCAGTAATCGGTTGTAATATAAATCATTGCAATGTCTTGCGCGATATATTCAACACGATCAATGAATGCATAATACCATTTTTTGTTTCCCTGACGGTTTACAAAATCACAATTTTGGTAGCGGCAATAGTTGAAAGCTTCAAACCGTGCAAAGTTCCCATCAATCCTGAACGCTTGATCCTTTTTTATATAATTAAACTTTGTTGCGCTAACACCTTTTTTTGCTAAACCATCAAAGGCGGCGACTTGCGCCGCCGCCGTTGGGAAATCAACAATGGCGTGGCATTCTTCGGGTTTACCCCAAGGGACTGTAAATAAATCCAACCGCGTAGTTGGGTGTGTTACTGCCATTGTTTTTACTCCTTTATGTTTTGCTTGTTGCCCTTATACTGAAAACATATTTTCCTATCGAATTTGCCTTATTATCGTAAACATACAAACAATAAGTGCAAATCATCGGCAAATTTAAGAAATCAGCAACACCGTGTAAATAGGTTGATTTTAATGTAACCTTAAATTGATCGTTGTTTTCACCGGTGATAGCAACATCTAAATCATAAAAACCACGCTCGATCCACTCAGTGCCGCTTATTAGCATAAGCGCCGAATAACCCAGCGGTTCAAAGGTACCCGCTTCAACATTATCGTATGCAACATCAACAAGTTGTAACAATCCATTTACCTGTTCAGTCTTTCCGTATGTTTCAGCGGAAAAAACCGGAACAGTTCTTGTGTCGCTTGATTCTGTTTCAACAGTAGTTTCAATAAAGTTTACGCCATAATCACCGGCGGCAGGACAGTCAAATTCAAGGCTTCCGTCATGATTGAATTTTTTATACTCCAACATGACGGTTAATGTGTAAAATTTACAACTACCGCAACCGGCGTTGCTACGCCGTCGGCAATAATGTTGCAAAGAACCGTTGCCGTGTGGGTGGTGTCGGCGGTTGAATGGCCGGTAAAGGTAATTGTTTTCGCGGTAGGATCAAAGGTGATCGTTACATAATCAGCCAAGGTTTCAGCAGTGATTTTATCCTTTGCGGCAGTTTCAAGTACCTGCTCAAATTCAAGCCGCATTGCATTAACCTTGTAATCGGCGGGGGTTGTTGCATAGTCAACCGTCTGCGTTGCGTCTGCCGCTTCCAGCTTTACAAAGTTTTCCCCGGTTCCTTCGTGAAAGTCGGTGATTGTCAAATCCTGCAAAGCGTCAGCTTTAGGAACTTCAAACACCATTGCATTGGCAAAGGGGCAAATACCGTATATCTGCCACACATGGAAGAAGTACTGCCAGGTCAGGGAAGACCCGATAAAATCTTCCGCCGCCGTTTGGATATTGTCATACACCTGGAACAACGCTTCATCACAGATCACAAAGCCAATATCAGACAGCGTTTTCCCGGTGCGCTTTCTGTTCTCCAAATCGTAGTTATCATAGTCAAAAGAATCAACTACAATAAGGTTATTCCGAAAATCGGCTTCAGCCATGTTAAAGGCCATTGCAAGAACCTTTACGCCCAATTTGTTAATCAAATCGGAGCGAATAATAATTACAATTCGGTCAGCTTCAGACCAAGTTTCCACCGGGTCGCCGACTGCGTGGGGCTGATTGATATAGTTGTTGTAGGCGGTGGAGGGGAATGTCATATTCATGGCTGTTTCGCGAATAGTCGCTACCATATCTTCCGCTTCATCTTTCGTGGCAGGCATTGCCAACTTGCGGCCAAGAACAACATTGCTTGCGTATGCGTCAACAATGGACTGTTTAAACAAATTGAATTCGCGAATTTCATTACCTGAGAAAACAGAGTTGATTTTCGCAGATACAAAATGGTTAAAACTTTCGTAGGAAACAAACGCGCCCATCAATTCCTCGCGGTTGATAGACAGCGGGAAAACATCTTGACGGTTACGGGTATAATAGGCTACCTTGGTATCACCCTTGTACAACTTCAAAATGCCGGAAAGATTTTCGCCGTTGTACCCCATTGGATTGACCGGGTTTTCATAGATTTGCTGAACATCAGTGCCCAACGGATAAGGTCGGCCTTTCTTCAGCCGCGCAAGCCGGTTGGAATAGCGCTTTACTTCCACTGCGGTAAACATAATTCTATCTACTAAGACAGATATAAATTCATTCGTATGCGACTTATAATTCAAGATCGGGTTTGCGAATTTGCTGATGTCGTCACCCTCAGCAAGAACCGGAACATCGTTCTGCGCAGATTCGCTCATCATGGATCGAACTGCATTCAATGTTTTTTGCGCTCTTGCGGCTTCAGTCATTTTCTTATTAGAACTCATTAAAAAATTCCTCCTCCTTTAACTCCTCGATCACTTCATCGGGTGATTTTTCGTCATTGGCAGGCGGGGTATTCTCGGGTTTGTCTACCTCGAGTTTCTCGCCTACCTTCATCATCAGGTTGCCGTTGATCTCACGAATCCGGTTGTTGTCCTCGACAAGTTTGGCATTGTCGGAGGTCAGGCGTTCAATCTCGCTTGCGTAGTCCACAAAGGTATCCGTGATCGTTGCAAGATCGGGGCCGATCTCGGTTACATCTTCCGCTTTTGCAACGCGATCAACAATCTCTTTAATTTGTTCAACAGATAAACTCATTTTGTTTTACTCCTTTCATAATCTATTATATATAACTTTCTCAACTTCACTTTTGATCTGCAAACTCTCGAAAAACAATCGTCCCGCCACTGCAAAGGACTTGATCTTCTTTAATTCGGCTCCTGCGTGCGGCCTATTGTTTTCTGCTATTTTGTTTACAGTCAATGGATTTGTCTTAGGGTCGCCTGCGCGGCAGGCGTATAATGCTTGCGAACTGGAAGAAAAGAAAAAATATATTATATTGTTGTTAGTTTTAATGTTGAAAAGTTGAATTGAATCTTTAGGCTTTCTTTCGATTTGTGAATAATCATCGTTGAGGAATGATTCATTGTTTGCGTAGTCGTTATATTCGGGTAAATATTTTGTTGCTAATTTGTTTTGTGGTGTCGTGGCTTTCGCAAACGCTAATTCATTTGTGGTGGATAGCATTTCAGCATATATTAAATCGTTTTTGAATATTGGACTATTGTGAAAATTTATCCCGAAAGCTAAACAGTAAGGGTTAATCATTGACAATGCATTTGCTAACATGAACACCTTGCCATCTTGGCGGGTTCGGAATATGGTTTCTTGCAAATCGGTAAACACTCTTAATTCATTCGGCAGATAGCGCCGGAATGAAGATTTGTTATCTATTATAAACTCATCATCAACAATGGTTGTTATCTCTGAAAAATCATCGGAGCCTTTAAGAATGTCGGCGTTTGTCAGGGCGATAAATCGCCCTGCCTGCTCGCCGTCTATATATGCGGTTTTCCCTTTGATCTCAAATTTGTGGTCAGGATAATTATTTTTATGTTTTGTGAAAAATCCATCTGTGGCTTCTTTGAGTTCCGTTTTATACCGCCGAACCCATACAAATTGTTTTTTACTTTTTAGGTATTGTTCGATCACATACTTTTTTAATTGATATGTTTTTCCTATACCACGCCCGCCTATTAAAATGTTTAGATAGCGATTATAAGATAAACATTTGCGCAAACTGTAATACTTCATAAATCGGTCGGCGGAGAAGTCGCACCCCGGATCCACCCGGTGCAGTTTGGCGGCCGACTCCTCGCCGGTGGCTCCCACCTTTACTAATGCGTTTTATTCTCCGCCGCCTTTACAAATAAACAGAAAGGTTTATACACCTTTCATTTATAATTATAGCAGATATAAATTGTTTGTCAAGTTTTTTCGGCAATCACTTTCTGTATATTTTAATATTACAATCTGTATAGAGCAGGGCCGGGCACCGACTTGGTTCGGTTGGGGAATGTTTATTTGTGTACTACAATGACATTACCA